ATCCATCTTCGTGACGTTACGACCGTAACGGGCAATGGCCTGCGTGTCCTCCACAAGCTCTGTCGCCGTCTCCCAGCCGTTATTCGGGTCAATCCAGTTCACCTCAACGGCATTATGGCGGTCCTTCAGGGCGCTGAAGCTGTAGCGGAACGGCGCACCATCATCCGGCATCACCACATTACTGCGGTTATAGGTCCACACCTTATCCGACGGTCGGTCCTGCACGAACGTCAGCGTCTGCCCGTTCCATACCGGCATACAGCGCATCGCAGAGCAGAAATCACTGAGCACATCCCACGCCTTGCGCTGCGTGGTCAGGTACGCATTACAGGTGATACGCGGCTCCGTGCCACCAAAGCCATCCGGCACCGACTGGTCGCAATTCTGGCCGATGACATACAGCGCCCATTTATCCACATCCGCCGCACCAAGACGTTTCCCCATGCCGTAGCGCGGATGGGTAAGCATATCCCACAGACACCAGGCCATGTTGTTGCTGTATGCCGGTTTTAACGTTCCGTCCCAGATACCGCTGTATTGTCGCGTCTGCGGGTTATAGTTCGACGGCACCTGCAGAATTCGCCCGCGAAGATGATAATTACGGCTCACCTGCTGGCTGCCGAACTGCTCCGAATCCACCTGTACGCCGACCAGTGCCGTGTTCGGGTAGCACTGTTTCACATCGATGATTTCGGTGTATGACGACCAGAGCGTTTTGTTCTGCAGCTGGTCTGTGGTGCTGTCCGGCGTCATCCTGCGCATCCGGATATTGAACGGGCGCGGCGGCAGGTTACCCACCACCACCGAGGCCAGATACTGTGAGGTGGTTTTGCCTTTAATGGTGATGTCTTTTTCCGTCACCCAGCCACCGTTACGTTGTATCTGAACCAGCAGGCGGACTTCCGACGGATTCCTGTCCCCCTTTGAGGTGGTTTCCACCAGTGCCTGCACACCGAAGGTAAAACGCAGTCGGTCAATGTTTGCCGACGTGATGGTCCGGGTGATCGGCGTGTCGTATTTCACTTCCGTACCCAGCACCGTCTCGGAGCCGGAGGATTCAAATCCCTCCGGCGGAGTCTGCTCCTGCTCACCAGCCCGGAACACCACCGTGACACCGGAGATATTGGTATTCCCCTCACTGTCCAGCACTGGCGTACTGTTCAGCAGCACGCTTTTTAACCCATTCACCGGACCTTCAACCGGCCCTTCGCTGATGGCATCGATCACACTCAGCAGCTGCGTGGACTTCAGGTTGTCCCTCGCTTCGCGCGGGGTATGCCCCTTACTGCTTCCTTTACCCATTCCTCACACTCCATAAACAACAAAGCCGCCCAAAAGGCGGCTCATGAGTTACGGCAGGATTAACTATTATTTACATGCATTAACACTATCAGCAAAAATTTTTGGCGTTAATGCTGGTACACGTTCATAAAGAGTAAAACTACTGCCATTTCCTGCTTTTTTGATATCAAGCACAACATCATATCCCCCCATAGCCTGTGGAACTAAAAGGCTTACCCCATTCTCAATAGGAAGGGATGTTATAGGTGTTCCATTACCAGCCCATTGTCTGGATATGCAGCCTGACAATTCATCAATATTTTTTAATGAATTACCTTCCATTACAGGTTTTCCGGATTTTACGTAATCCAAAGATTTACATCCTGTTAAGGCAATAATCGTGCAGAATAAAATCGTTTTGTTCATATAGCTAACCAATAGAATAATTATCAGTGTTCGATATAAATATTAAATCAGTTAGAACATGAGTAAATAATATTACCGCCCAATTACCACAACCTGACCACCATCCCCTTCATCTGCCGTGCTGATCTCCTGAGATGCCACACGTGACCCCACGCGCATTTCACCGTACAGAACAGGCAGGACATTGCCCTGGGCAACCATGTTATCCAGTGAGGAGAAATAGGTGTTCTGTTTGCCGTTATCCGTTGTCTGTGTACGGGGAGTTCTGGCTTTCGGTGCCAGCATCTGCGCCACACCACCAAGCGTCATCGCCGCACCCATTGAAAAGAGAATGTCACTGAAAGCGATACTGATCCCCGGCATCCAGATTGCCGTAGCAATCAACGCCGCACCCAGCACCGCCTGAAACACACCGCCACTTTTTGCTCCCGCAAGACGCGGCACGATGTGGATCACGGCACCATTTGCCAGCGGCTCATTAAGACGGGATGATAATTCGGTTTCTCCTGCATCCCGCCCGGCAATCCGTACCTGATACCAGCCATCGCTCAGTTTCTGACGAAACGCCGGGAGCTGTGTGGCCAGTGCCCGGATGGCTTCAGCCCCCGTTTTCACACGAAGGTCGATGCGGCGGCCAAATCGTTGCAAATCCCCGTAAAGGCAGATGCGTGCCATTCCCGGTGACGCCAGAGGGAGTGTGTGCGTCGCTGCCATTTGTCGGTATACCTCTCTCGTTTACTCAGTTGTTCAGGAATATGGTGCAGCAGCTCACCGTCGCCGCAGTAAATGGCGGCGTGATTCGGCACCGATGAACCAAAACAGCACAGCAGCACATCGCCCGGCTGCGCCTCTGTCAGTGCGACACGGTAAAAACCAGTAGCTTCCATATTGTCAAGATAGAGATTCTGACCGTGACGCCACCAGTCATCCCCGCGATGAAAATCCGGCATCTCAATCCCCGCCAGATGGTAAGCATCCCGGAACAGTGTGTAACAGTCCGTCACCCCGTACTCAAAGCGCCGCCCGGTGAGATGCGGCACACAGCGGAACTTGTGAATCGCCCCCCGGCAGACCAGCCACCACGGCAAATCGCTCTGCACCTGCAGCCGCCGGTCGGCCTCACTCAGCCAGGGCAGACCACCGGGGTGGCTGTGGACCAGCGCCACAATCTCACCCTGCATTTCTGCCTGCAGCCAGTCTTCCGGCGACATACGGAAATACGCCTCCGGCTCACCGGAGATATTCACGCAGGGGAAATATCTTTCCCTCTCCGGCGCTCTCACCACGAAGCCGCACGACTCCGCTGGCGCACATCGCCGGGCGTGCGCCAGAATCGCTGATTCTGTCTCTGTCATGGGATTACTGCGAAAGTTTGTTAATGGAAAGGAAGCCGCCAAAGTTGCCGACGTTATTGCGAAACTTACAGCCGCTCAGGCATTTGCTGCATTTATCCTTCGTGATATCGGACGTCGGCTGATCATATTCATCCGCGACCGCCGGACCGCTATAACCGCACTCATCGCCGCGATAGGTCCAGGTGCAGGTGTTGGCCAGCATGATACGTCCCGGAAAAACAGCGCCATCCGTTTCCGTCGGCGTGGACAGTACAAAAGAGGCACTGACTGCGCTCAGTTCGCTGCACTGCTCGATGCGCCAGCGGCTGATCACCTCCTGCTCCGGATCGGCGTCACGGTTTCCGTTGACGAAGTTCACCGCATCCAGAAAACGGGCGTAGACCTTACGCCGGACCACCGTTCCGCCGACCAGACTCTGCAGATCTTCCGCCATCCCGGTGACCATACCGTACAGGTTAGAAACCGTCAGCGTGGGGCGCGTACTGGTGCCTTTGCCATTCAGTTCAAAACCACTCCCCTGAATGGGATACGGCTGATACTGTCGCCCCTGCCAGGTGACCGGCTCACCTTTTTCGTTCTGCTCATTACAGAAAAAATAACGTTCTCCACCGACCTCTGTCAGATCGATTTCCCAGAGCACCACGCTGGCCGACTGCTCCGCACGGGTGCATTCATTCAGTGTTTCCTGTTGGATATCCTGCATCAGTTCACCACCTGTTCAAACTCTGCGCTGAACTCAACACGCAGCATACTGACCCGCGACGACCATTTTGCGCAGGTCACCTTTATCTGCCGCCACTCATAAGGCGGCGTCCACAGAAAGGATTTCCAGCCCCCGTGCTCAGCCAGAAACGACTCAAGTGCCGTGGCCTCCTCGCGGGAGACAGAAAGCGTCACGCTGTACGTTTTCAGGTCAGCGTTCAGCCCGGCAGGCGCACGCTGGGAATAGCCATCACCAAAGCGCACCTTTCTTACGGAAGGGGCCGAAGCCACATCCATACCGGGTTTCACTTTCCAGCGGAAGGTCTTCATCGTCCACCTCCGGAGAACAGACCACCATCGCGCATCTGCCCGGTCACAACATCCATTGCCGCCTTACGGGCTACGTCATAAACAGCCTTCAGTGCCTGTGGCCCTATCTGACCGTTCGTGCCGTCGTTGTTAATCACCACATGGTTATTCTGCTCAAACGTCCCGGACGCCTGCGACCGGCTGTCCGCCATGCTGCCCTGTGTACCGACATAACCGCCGGTGGCATAGCCGCGCATCAGCCGGTAGAGATTTCCCACGCCAATCCGGCTGGTTGCCTCCTTCGTGAAGACAAATTCACCACGGTGAACAATCCCCGCTGGCTCATATTTGCCGCCGGTTCCCGTAAATCCTCCGGTTGCAAAATGGAATTTCGCCGCAGCGGCCTGAATGGCTGTACCGCCTGACGCGGATGCGCCGCCACCAACAGCCCCGCCAATGGCGCTGCCGATACTCCCGACAATCCCCACCATTGCCTGCTTAAGCAGAATTTCTGTCATCATGGACAGCACGGAACGGGTGAAGCTGCGCCAGTTCTGTTCGCTGCCGGTCAGCATCGCCGCCATATTCTGTGCAATACCGTCAAAGGTCTGCGTGGCCACACTTTTAACCTGCGAAAAACTGTCCGTCGCACTTTCCGCCCACTCTCCCCAGCCGGACTTCATCCCGGCCATCCAGCTTCCACGAAGCTGCTCCTCCGCAGACCAGGTGTTCTTCAGTGCAGATGTGGCCTTCGCCAGCGCAGCCGGATTATCACCGTACACCTCACGAAGGCGCTGCTCTTCCGACTCCCGCTGCGCCTGACGGTCGGTGAGGCCGCGGGCTTTTGCGCTGATTGCCGCCTGCTTCGCGCTTTGCTGCTGTTCAAACCGCGCCGCCTGCTGTGCCAGCTCATTCAGCCGCTTCTGGTGTTCAATCTTGTCTCCCAGCTCAGCCAGCTGGCGTTTGTACTCCAGCGTCTCTTTCTCATGAGCCAGCAGGGATTTTTCCTGCTCAGATAACTGCCGTTTCGTGGCGGCCTCTTTCAGGACCACATACTGATTTTCCGCTTTCCATAAATCACGGCGCTGCTGGCTGATTTTTTCATTCGCACCGCTGTGCTTCTCCAGCGTCCTGAGCTCAGTTTCAAGCGCCAGCAGGGCTGCATGCGCCTGGTCTTCCTGGCGCTCACCGGCAGACACCTTCACACCGGACGGCTTTTTCTGCGTCGACTCATAATCCTTTTTTGCCGACGCCATCAGCGTGTTGTAATCCGCCTGCAGGATTTTCCCGTCTTTCAGGGCCTTATTCAGCTCTTCCTGCCGGGCGGTATATTTCTCCAGTGGCGTCAGCAGGCGCTCATACGCCTTCTGCGCCTCTCCGGTATACTTCAGCTGTGACGACTCACGCTCAGCCCTGTCCCTTGCCGCCAGTTCACCGGCTTTTTCCATATCCGACTGCAGCGTTGCCGCTGCCAGACCCAGACGGGCATTTTCCCGGTCATCCCATGCGCCCTGAAGGTTGGCCCGGAAAGAGGAGGTTTTACCGCGGCGCTGGCTCCGACTCTGGTACCACTGCCATTTTTTATCCGCCTCATCAAATGCCTTCTGTGCACTGGCGAGCATATCCGCTGAGGATTCCGGACGACCGATATCCAGAATGGCATCCCACATCGATTTGAATGCCTTCCCTGTTTTATCCGCCCAGGTCTCCAGTGTTCCCATGTTTTCTTTCAGGCGACGGGTCTGCTCATCAAAGCCTTTCGTGGCGATATCGTTCGCCGCCTGTAAGGCCCCGGCCTCGTCTCCGGAACGCTGCAGTTGTGCAACATACGCAATCTGCTCTGCCGTCACGTTACGGAACTGGCGCGCCATCGCCATCAGTCCCGACGTCGGGTCAGTGGTCAGCTTCCCGAAGGCTTCAGCGACTTTATCCACCTCCACACCGGATGCAGACGCAAAACGCGCGACACTCTGGTTAATGGCATCAAACTGTTCACCACCACGCACACCGGCATTCACCAGGGCTGCCAGTGACTCTCTCGCCTGGTTAAACGTCAGCCCTGCTGCCTGCCCGGCTCTTGAGAGCGTCAGCATACGATCGGCAGTCAGTCCGGCCTGATTGCCGGAAAGGACCAGCGTTTTATTAAATTCTGAAAGCGTGGCGTCGCCCTGGTACCAGGCGTACGCCAGCGCACCTGTCGCCACCACCAGCGAGGTGACCCCGACCATCGGCAGGGTGATCGCACCGGCAAGCCCCCTGAACATGGGGATCATCCCGCCGAAGGAGTCCTTCACCTGACCGCCCTGTTGCAGCAGGATCAACCAGGGATTCTGACCACCGGCAAGCTGCGTGGCGATATCCGTAAACTGTGCGGGCAGGGTTCGCATGGCCGCTTTATACTGCCCGACGGAAATCCCGGCTTTTTGTGCAGCCAGCGCCTGGCGGCTCAGGCCCTGTTCAACAGCACTGGCGGTTTTTCTGGCGTCGGTATCCAGACCTGAAAAATGACGCCTTACCCGGCTCATCTGCTCATCGAAACGGACAGCATCCAGACTAAGGTCAATAACAAGATCACCAACCGGCTGGGACATATCTCACACCTCCCGGAATCCCCGCTGAAGCCATCATTAATGCGGCATCATCCACCATGACATCCGCCACATCCGCAGACGATAAAATATCGCGCCCTCCGTCCCCACCGAACCGGACGCCGCCGGCAAGTCCTGCCGCTTTCTGCATCAGCATTTTGTCCTCATCCGGCCTCTCCACCTGCTCTTCCTCATGCCGGGGGACAAGCAGACTGAAATCAGAGGGATGCATATCCGGATCGCAAAAAAACAGGCTGAGTACAGCGTACGTCAGCCCGGAAAAATGCATATCCAGCTGGGTATCCTGAAAATAATGCGTGCGGTAAAAACGGTGCCAGTCGGCATATTCGGTGGATGTCATCCCGGCAAGCATGGTGCGCCAGTCGGGTCTCCCCATCTCACGCGCCAGTCTGAGGGCAAAGTTCAGCTCGCCGTCGAAGACTTTCCCGCAGAAAAATCATCATCAGTCAGCGTGTTATTTTTCGCCACTTCAGTAATATCAGTATCCGGACGAACAGCTTCGATCATCCCGGACAGGCACAACACCACGTCTTCCGCCCGGGCAATGGCATCGGCAGGCCAGGTGGTGAGCACTTCCTGCTCTATCTTCATCACGGCCTCATTCATTGACGGTGACTGCGTTTTCTGTGGATGGTTATGCCACAGGGACATCGCCACCAGAAACGCGCCGGTTCTGACGAGATCTTCCACGCTTACCTGCAGGTTGCCGCAGGATTCTGCCTGTTCTGCACGCCGTTTCAGGAGGGCAAGATGCTCGATACGCTGCAGCGCAGACAATTCGGAAAGCGTGACAGACACACCGTTATATTCAAATTGTTCTGTTTTCAGAAACATGTATTACCTCCGTTTACCCTGCAGCGCCCGCTTCAGTAACGGTGACTTCAGCCACTGCGGCGAACTGACCATTTCCGCTCACCACAGGGATCTGCACCTTACCTGTCGCCACGCCGTTTACCGTAATTGTCATATCTTTCACACTAATGGTGGCTTTCGACGGATCGGCGGAAACCGCTCTGAACGTCTTGTCGGTTGCACTTTCCGGCTCAAAAGAAACCGTCAGGGTGGTTGTTTTCCCTTTTGCCACCGTACCGGATGTCGGCGTCACCTTAATCGCACTGACCGGCGTAATTTTGCTGCGTTCTTCCGCTACAGAAGGTTTACCCACGTTAGTGACTTTCACCGTGCGGGTGATCACTTCTTTCGCCGTCACGGCCTTACCGATACTGCTGACCCAGCCACGAAACACATCCACCGTGCCATTCGGAAAACGGATTTTATAGGCCCGGACATCGCCGCTTTCAAACCAGCCTATAAGCCCTTTCTGGCCTTCCTCTCCCGGTTTCCAGGCCAGCGTAAAACTGGTATCACCTGCAGATTTCTGCCCCTGCCCGGTCGCGGTCCAGTCCGCGTCTTCATCATCCAGGTAGTTATCATCGTAGGATTCTGCCGTCATCTCGCCCGGCGTCAGATCCTTCACCTTAGCCAGTCGCTGCCAGTCATCGTCTGACAACGGGTTTGCATAAGCATCACCCTTGCCGTTGTAAACCCACAGAGTGGTACCGGCACCTTTTACCGGCTCAAGAGGATTTGGTGTTGCCATATCGTCCTCACATCTCGTATGTAATGGAATAAGTCAGATCTGCAGAACTCCATAACGCCATATCGTCATCACGACGATACTCATAGCCCTGCGTAACCATCGTGGTAATCAGTCCTGCCAGTGCCGGGATCGCGGTCATCGCCGGGTAAATCCGGCTTTCCATCCACTGATCGAGCTCTGAATCCGGTACCTGTGCCGGTAAAAACACCTCAATATGCAGCGTGGCCCGCCAGGTATCTGCATCCAGCTCTTCACCGGTATACTCTGCATCCGTCAGATAAACCGCGATCGCAGGAAAATCCTCTTCGTCAAAAACAACGGGGCGACCATCAAACAGCGTCGCCCCGTGTTCATGCTGCTCGAGTGCATCCAGCACTGCGGCACGAATGTCAGTGTGTTTCATCGTTTTATCGCAATCCTCAGTTGTTGTTTCAGCGCGTATGCCAGTTCTTTAGGCAGGCGTTCACGCCGGATACGGTCAACATTCTCATCAAATGCCTGTTTCAGTGGGGCCGCCATCGGGATTTTCACCACCTGAATGGGAAGGCGATTACGCTTTTTCCTTCCCTTGTCGTCATTGCCCTCCTCATATCTGGCCTGAGGAAGACGTTGCATAACATGCCAGCGCCCATTATTTAATCGCTGGATAAATGCCCGCTGATAACGATGCTGACCGGCTTTGAGTATGCTGTCCGGACGACGCCCCAGCATTCTGATCCCCAGCTTAATCACAGGGAGATCACCGCGGTTAACGATAATTCTGGCATTCGGATTTCTGACCGTGGCCCGTTTCAGTCTGGACCGTTCCTTAACCAGTTTCCGGCGTACCTTTGTCTCCCGGGCAACCTGTGATGAAGACTGATTAATCGCCGTTGTGGCCACGCGGTTAATCGTCATTGCTGAAGCCGCCGGAATGGCGTTTTTACGAACCCGGCTCAGATTATCAATCGCCTGATCAAGCCCTTTTATCGCCATAATTTCACCCTGCGTTTATCGTCGCCGGTTAACAGCGGGTGGTTGCCCACGGTTGAGCCAGAGATAACAGCTTCCCCCGTCATCCGGAGAAACACGATCCACCCAGAACATCTCGCCGTTAATGGTCAGCGTGTCACCACGCCGCACGGCACGCACCGTATCCGTCCGCACAAATAATGACGGGCTGCTTCCTTCAATACGGACCCCGCCACCGGCAAAACCCAGCGACTCCGGATCGTCAAAAACCCCCTGAACTTCGCTGCCACACTGTGCCCCCGAGGTGAACTGCGCACAGAGCCCCATCACTTCAACAATCGTTCTGTCCACCCCGGCAAGGGCAGCATCAAAGGAATTCTCAAAATCACGCATAAACGGCCACTCCGCTCCTGACCATGTCTTTTGCCACTGAGGGGGGCATCAGAATTACTCTGCCAGCATCAACATGCTCAACAGGCCCACCTGTTTCATCGTCAACACCACACAGGTAAAAACACTTCAGAAGCCTGATACGTTCCAGAATACCAACGTCATCCTCACCGGTGTGCCTGCATGCCTGCTCATGAACGGTATCATCAACATCTGCGATTTCATTTTCCGAGGCGCAAACCTCCTCTTCCCACTCTGCCACACGCTGTGCGATATCCGCAGCACTCCCCGACATATCCGCCTCGCGCCCCAGCAGACCAGCCAGTTCACGAAGACGTTTCTGATTTTCTTCTTTTGTTGCCATATCCAGCTCCCTGTGAAAAAAACACGGGGGCATTTCGCCCCCGCTCACGGATTATTTCACCTGTACCACCACAAACTCATCCGGATCCGGCAGCACCATCAGCGGCGCGGACTGCGTCATGGTGAATTCACAGGACGGATCGCCCACGGTCAGCCAGTGTTTCGGGTAACGGGAAGAAGCCACCACTCCTTCAGACAACGCCTGTGCATCCTTAATGGCTCCATAGCAACGAATCCCCTCTGCTGCCGTATTCCCCAGCACCAGCGTGCCCTCCGGCAGATAACGTTTTTCGGTACCGTCCTCTGCCACATAAGACGTTTTCGCTACCACAATGGCCAGATCGCCGTAATACCCCTTGAAGGATACCACTGCGCCCAGATCTTTCACTGCCGTTTCGAGTTGTGAATTTGAACCGCGACGGGTATCCAGTTTTTCGCGGAAAAGCTTAAAGCCATTCAGCAGACGCCAGACGGTACCGTCCATAATGGCAATATTCACAAGACCACTGGCCTGATCACAGAAAAGGTCGATATCATATGTCGGGTCGAACGTGTCACGATCCTGTTTTGACCACTCCTTACCGCTACCTTGTATGATGTTATTCTTCGTCGATCGGCCAAAATCGACTTCAATTTTCTCGAACTGGTCTCCTTCCATCGTATATTTGCCATACAGCACGGCATTCACCGCCTGCATTTCTTCCACCTGGACAATAGCGTGCTCTTCCTGTTTGAGGTTATCGGTAATGATACGCAGACGACGGTAGGCCGGGTCGTTCAGCTGAGCCGGATCTTCACCAGGAAGGCGCTCAACCGCCTGCTGGTAATTAAATTCGTGTTTGGGCTTGACGTAGCCCGGACGTAACACGCGGGTTTCACCACCGCGATGGCGAAGCACTTTTCCTTCAACGATCGGGGAGACATAGGCCGCCACCGGCGTTTTTCCGGTAATTTTGTCCAGCATCACCTCTTCGGTGTGGAAATTCACCGTACGGCGGAAAAACAGCTCCAGAAACAGCGCACGGAATTTCACTTTTTGTTCGGTATAACCGAGTAACTGGCGGGTCGTAAACAATCCCATAAATCAGTTCCTTTCATTAAGAAATCAGTCAGGCCAACGCGGTGGCCTGATAACGTGTTACGGCAGCGCCGCGTGACTCAGGGCACTGCCGGTAAAGGCGTTGGCCTTTTTGTGTTCATCCACACTTTCAGGCCAGCGGATTGCCTCCGTCGCAAAGGTCCCCGACTTGTAATACGTCAGCACCGCCTCTGTGCCTTCAAGCGGCAGTACCAGTATGCCAACCGCACTACCGGCTTTCTGTCCGTCCCAGACCACCAGTTTCCCGGTGGCCCCATCCAGCATCAGGGGTGTCAGTGCTGGTGTTGCCGAGGAAATCCCGCTGCTGCCTGTGGCGGTGTGAGCCGGATCATTACCGGCAAAAATACGTACTTCCGCACGCTGTTCAGTGATGGTTTTCGTCACCATATTGTTAAAACCTCGTATTGATGTTCAGCACTGACTTCATGGCATGGCCATGAGCATTTTCACGTCCGCATCACCGTCTTCTGACGCCTGTGACACGCCCCCCTGGACCGCAGCCGGTGAATGGTTCGCCATGAAATGTTCAAACAGGGCGGTTGTGGATGCAGAGACCGGTTCTGCCTTACCTGAGCCCGCAGCCAGCACAGCCCGGGCGCTCTCCACGGTCATTCCCGGGCAGGCAGCCAGCTGTTCAGCCTGCGCCTCAGCCCCTTTTGCCTCATCCAGTGCCATGATCTGATCACGGAGTGATGGTCCGGCATTCGCCTGCGGTGAAGCAGCCAGGATCGGGCGGGCTTTTTCCACCGTCATCTCCGGCATCGCCGCCAGCGTTACTGCCAGTTGTTCACGACCGTTCGCTTCTTCACACGCCATAATGCGATCGGCTTCACTCTGCGCGGATGCCACCGGCTGCTGCGGTGCCGCCGCGGCCAGAATAGCCCGGGCCTGTTCAACGCTCATGCCCTGTTGCCCTGCCAGCATCGTGGCAAGCTGTTCACGTCCTTTCGCTTCCTGGCATGTCAGGATCCCCATCACTCGCTGGTTCTCCTGCACGGCGGCTTCCGTTGCAGTTAATTGCGGCATAGTGCCTCCTCTGACATTACTGTTCAGCGCCGTGGCCATCACACTGATGGCATCCGACGCATTGATTAATTCATCCGCCAGCCCGGCCTCAATGCCGGACTGACCTTCAAAAACGGCGGCCTCTGTTCCCGTGACCGCATCCACAGACAACCCGGTATACATCGCCACTTTTTCGGCAAACATCCGGTGCGCCGCATCAATCCGCTGCTGCATATCCTGGCGAACCTCTGCCGGCAACGCTTCAAACTGATTGCCATCCACCTTGTGCGCCCCGGCATAAATCAGCGTGATATCCACACCGGCCTGCGCCAGATGACCGGCATAGCTGACATGGCTCATCATCACGCCAATGGAGCCGATACGGGATGTCTGGGTAACCAGCCGTCGGGAGCAGGCCGACGCCAGCAGCATGGCTGCAGAACAGGCCGTGTCATTGCACAGTGCCCAGACCGGCTTCTGCTGACGGAGGCGGTAAATCATGTCAGCGCAGTCAAACGCGCCGGCGGCCTGCCCGCCCGGACTGTCAATGTCCAGCAGTATGCCCCGCACCTGGCTATCTGCCATTGCCTGCTGAAGACAGGCGACAATGCCGTCATAGCCAGTCATTCCGGAAAATGGCCGCATCCCCCCCAGCCGGTGCACCAGCGTGCCGCTCACCGGCAGTACCGCAATACCGTTCACCACCCGGTAAACACGGGCCGGTCGTTTACCTCCGGCCATGTACTCGTCCGTTTCAGCCAGCATTCCGGGAGCATCAAGCTGTACCTGCTGTTGTGGTACCGAAAGACTTGCTGCCCCCATCTCGCGCCCGAGCGCGCAAAAGAAAACCCGCGCATAGGCGGGCTCCAGAAGCAGCGGTTCATTGAATGCTGCGGCAATAATGTGTGAAAGATTACGTCTCACGTGGTGTTGTCTCCTCTTCCGGCCTGCGACTCTCCGCTATCTGCTGCTGATACGCCTGCGCTATCCACACCGGACGTGAGAGTCCGGCTTTTTCCCGCTCTGCAGATTCCCTGACCTGCTGGCGGAAAATGTCCTGATAATCCTCGCCCATCAGCGCCAGCTCTTTCTCATACGTGCTCAGTCCGGCCTCAATGCGCATCACTGATTCCTGAACCTCCTTGAGCCCGTCAATGGCCATTCTTCCGGCTCCAATCCACTCAGCCCGTGACCAGGCTGATCGCGCCTGATAAAAATCAAAACGTGCCCGTGGCGGACGAATAATCCCCCGAAGAAGTGCCTCTTCCAGCCAGCAGGAAAACATCTGCGTGGCCAGCCGGGACGCAATAAATTTTCGCCGCCCCATAAAATAGCGCCACGACTCATTGGCGGATGCGCGGGCACTTGAGTAACTGACCTTCGAGTAATCACGGGACAACTGTTCGTAGGAAACGCCAAGACCGGCGGCGATATACCGCAGCAGCGCCTGTTCAAGCGCCGAAAATCCATTGTCTGAATCCTGCGCGGTCTGAAGTTTCAGATCATCACCGGGGAAAAGGTGCGGAATTTTGACACCGCCCAGCGTCACGCTATTCGTGTCATACCAGGTGGAGAACTTATCCAGAATATTAATAAGCGGATTATCCTTCTGCCCCTGCGGCGCACCGGCGATATATTCAAAGGCCTTTTCGGTATCAAGGTCACTTTCAATCGTCGCTGCATACATCGCCTTCACTATGGCCGACTGAAGCTGTGTTGCCTGCAGGGAATCCAGCATCTTCAGCCGTTCCATAACGCTGTAAAACTGATTGGCTCCACGGGTCTGCCCGTCCTCCACCGGCTCGAAAATATGCAGCATGGCCGGACGCCCGGTGGGTAGTTCACGCGGGATCCGTTCCCATCGTCCACTCCCGGAGCGAGGAAAATCATCCTCACAGATATGGTACGCAACGGCACGGCCATATCGATCAACCTCCACACCGGCCCGCAGAAAACGGTTCCCGATACCGTGTCCTGGCGTGTCCACCCGTTTCGGACTCACGGCTTTAAAACGCGTACGAAACAGTTGCGTACTCTCCGTATCCCAGACCGGCTGCACAAAGATTTCGCCGTTAAACGCATGAACGCCCACACCTTCACGGATAAATTCCGTAAACGTGCGTTTCCCTTCCACGTCGATCTCACCAAACATCCCTTCTGCGTATTCTGACCAGGCCGCCTCCACCTCATCGACAAAACTTTTTGCCGCGGTCTCCCGCATCCCCAGCCAGCGCCAGTTCGGACGGTAGCTGATAAGAAACATATGCCCGACAATGTGATCCTTATGCAGGGCCACCGCATTGGCCGCTATTCCGTTATTGCGCACCAGATCATCTGCACGGGCATTCCCCAGACGCAACGCGGGCAGCAGGGCCGCATCGGCACTCTGCGAGGGTGGCAACCACTCTGCCATTTGCCCGCCAAATCCTGCACCGCCACCGTTGTAGCTGAGGCTCTCCCGAAGCGGAACGCCGTTCACATCAATCAGGACAGGCGTTCGTTTCATAACCTCACTCCCAGCGGACGACGGCGACGGCGGGTTGTCCCCAGTACCGACTCCGCATCATTGATCGCCCGGTTAAGCTCATCCAGAGAAGCTGCCGTATATTCAATTCTGCGACCATCTTTCTGGACAGACACCACCCGTTTACCGGTTAATAAATCAAGGCGCGCCTGACGCAGCGCCTGCAGTTCAGCGACTGTAACCATTCACTCCTCCGGACAGCTTCGCTGCCAGTTCTTTAAGGGTTGGCCGGGTCGTCTCTTCTTCCCGGGATTTTGCCAGTACAGCCAGATCAAGCTGCCAGCGTTGCACGGACACACGTAATGCCGCGTAGGCATACACCAGGCAGTCCAGCGCTTCGTTACGCCGCTTTTTGTTATCCCACAGCAGACGCATCTTTCCTTTTTCCCACTTCTCCACAAGCTCTTCCGCGACCAGTTGCTGCGCCTCTGTCTGCGAAAAAATCTCCGGATCATCAGGAAAACGGATGGCATACGACGTGGCTTCATCCGCAGGCGTGGGCTCGGCTTTCATACGGGCATAGAGAATTTCTTTTGCGGTGTCCGTCCCCACTTCACACAGATAAACGCCCCGCTGATTGCGGGTTTTCGGCATGGTGATCACCGGCTTGCCATAGACAGACGCGCCTTTTACCGGCAGCACACGGAAAACACCGTGTTTTTTTGACCTCTGGTAGACGATTTCACCATCGATCCCCCCGGTGTCCCAGCAGACACGGGAAATGGTCATTTCGGTGCCATCCGCATGGCGGTATTTTTTGTTGATCGCCGCATCCACACGTAACAGCGTCTCTTCCTCATCGGGACGTCCCATAATGATGATTTTATCCACCAGAAAGGCTTCCTCTCCCGGAGCCCATCCCCAGACATACATCTCAAAACGGTTTCGCTGCGAGTCAATGCCCGCCGTCAGATAAACCACCCGGGCAGGCACCGCCGCCGTGTAATGAACAACCTTATCCATCAGTACCTGGTGATCGAGTTTTTCGCCCACGGCCTCTTCCCAGGTCTCGCCCAGCGTGGTGTTCACAAAGGTTTTCAGGCCGTTGGGATCTTTCAGTGCATCCAGCCAGTCATAGACAATCTGTACCCAGGTGGTGAACGGACTGTACGCCGTCCAGATATGGAATGTGATGGAGCGCGGCGGCGGAATTTCATTATCCGCGGCGCTGAAAAACGTCAGACCGTCGCGGGTCCACATCCCCGTGTTTTCGCAGATCCACCGCCCGTTGCTCTGGTCAAGCTCAGACTGATGGATCACGCAGCCATGATGTTCACAAAGGTAGAAAACGCTTTCGGGGCTGTCCTTCTCCCATTTAAGGCCAAAAGGCGTGGACTCATCGCCAAATTTCAGATACTGCGCCTCCCCACAGTGCGGGCAGGGCACATAAAAACGCATGAAATGCGCCGACTCGTTGGCCGCTTTTTCGATCTGGCAGGAGCCTTTTATTTTAGGCGTCGAGCCGCGAATGGATTTTGGCCATACCGAGCCCTCAATACGCTTATCCCCCAGCAGGGTTGGCGAGCCCTCTTTTTCGACATCCGGCTCGAACGAGGAAAGTTCGTCATAGCAGACCACGTCCACGGATTTTTCACGGTAGTTTTTTGCTGCCGCACCACCCAGGCACCAGAAGCCCACCCCCGATGAAAAGCGTTTCAGAGTGAGAGTATTGTCACGATGTTTACGACCCAGCCACGGGGAAAGATCTTTCAGGCATGGCACGTCCCGAATCGTCGCCTCCACGTGAGACTTCATAAAATCTTCAGCGGCAGAATCCGTGGGCTGAAAAAGCAGACTGTTTCGGGATTTATGCTCAATAAAATACCCGGCGACTCCCAGCAACATCTTTGTATAGCCAACACGGGCAGATTTAATCAGATTAACAGTGCGGATCTGATCATTCCCCATACTGTTCATGATGGCGATCTGGAACGGCAGCGTTTTCCATTCGCCGTCACCGTATGAGGATTCTTTCGGCAGATAATAATACTGGTCAGCCCATTCAACTGCCGTCATCGGTACAACCCTGACCAGAGGCTGCAGCGCAACCGAAACGGCGGCCACCATATTATTCAGTTGTTGCTCTGATATATTCATCCAGCAAATCCGGTAATTTATCCCCTGCCCGCGCACACTGATTTGCGCCCTTTGCAATAAGGGTTTTCAGATGGTCAATATGACGTGGCGTTAAATCCGGGAACTGTCGCTGCATGGATAACGGAATGGAATCAAGCGTACTGGACAATGCCATCGCCAGTTTGCTGAGGGCGAAAACGCAGAAGTCTGAATCGATGAGCTTACCTTCGGTTACCTGATTTTTAAGTTTTTGAGCTACAGCCTGTTCTTCTGTCAGTTCAGCTCTGGCCCGAAGCAGCCTTTCCTCCAGTTCTCCCCCGTCATCAGGTGTTCTCTGATTGTGTTGTCGCCGCTCGCGATCTATCTCCAGTACAGTTTTAACGTCATATAAAACTTCCCTCCCCCGACGTTCAACAGGAGGAACGCCCCATTTATCAAATGCCTGAACAGAGATACCGATGGAGGAGGCCATATCACTTTTATTCAATAAAAAGGCCATCTCCTCTCCATAAGTCATCGATAAAAAGCGAAACAACAACCATGTGTTTTTGCAAAACCATTTGATATCATTGACATTTTTCGCATTGACGACATCAAAACACATCGTAAGGTTGTTGTATTTATTTTATTTTCACCTTACTTATCAATTAGATATACCAAACAATTAAACAACAACCACCCCCTCAAAAAATCTCATAAATAGTGAAAACGCGCGAGGTCGCCGCCCCGTAACCTGTCGGATCACCGGAAAGGACCCGTAAAGCGATAATGATTATCATCTACATATCACAACGTGCGTGGAGGCCATCAAACCACGTCAAATAATCAATTATGACGCAGGTATCGTATTAATTGATCTGCATCAACCTAACGTAAAAACAACTTCAGACAATACAAATCAGCGACACTGAATACAGGGCAACCTCATGTCAACGAAGAACAGAACCCGCAGAACAACAACCCGCAACATCCGCTTTCCTAACCAAATGATTGAACAAATTAACATCGCTCTTGTTCAAAAAGGGTCCGGGAATTTCTCAGCCTGGGTCATTGAAGCCTGCCGCCGGAGACTGTGCTCAGAAAAAAGAGTTTCGCCTGAAGCAAACAAAGAAAAGAGTGACATTACTGAATTGCTCAGAAAACAGGTCAGACCAGATTGAAGCAATTTAGATAATCGTGCAGACTACGCCCCCTCATATCACATGGAAGGTACTACAATGGCTCAGGTTGCCATTTTTAAACAAATATTCGATAAAGTGCGAAATAATTTAAACTATCACTGGTTTTATTCTGAACTAAAACGTCACAATGTCTCACATTACATTTACTATTTAGCCACAGAGAATATTCATCTTGTTCTTGAAAACGATAATACGGTTTTAATAAAAGGACAGGGTAAGGTTGTAAATGTAAGATTTTCAAAAAATAAATGCCTTATAGAAGCCACCTTAAAAGGATTCAAATCAGGAGAGTTATCATTTTACGAATACAGGAAAAATCTTGCTACAGCAGGGGTTTTCAGATGGATTACAAATATCCACGAAAACAAAAGATATTACTATACCTTTGATAATTCATTACTCTTTACTGAGAACATTCAGAACACTACACAAATATTTCCGCACTAAATCATAACGTCCGGTTTCTTCCGTACCAGAACCGGACTCGCTGGCATGATGAAATATGTGTACCCGGTAACCCCGGTGTGCATCGTTTTTGATTATTCCCCCACACTTGTGCAGAAGGAGTTCCCCGTCAGGCTACAGTCATAATTAATGCAAGAGTACAGCGACGATACAGCGCACAGAAATAAATCAGGTATCCATTGACTTCACAAAGACGGTGCATAGCATCGACAGGAGTAATTGCGTAAATTGAACTCTTGGCACACTTTAGCCACCGGCGAATCTTCAGCGGATTATCCTTGGCCGGTTTTTATCTGAGGCATTGCTCTCGAATGTATAGCTGTGCCCCTTCAAGTTGTTTTTGCATTATTATCAGTCGCGCTCTGAGGGTGAAATAATCCCGTTCAGCGGTGTCTGCCAGTCGGGGGGAGGCTGCATTATCCACGCCGGAGGCGGTGGTGGCTTCACGCACTGACTGACAGACTGCTTTGATGTGCAACCGACGACGACCAGCGGCAACATCATCACGCAGAGCATCATTTTCAGCTTTCGCATCAGCTAACTCCTTCGTGTATTTTGCATCGAGCGCAGCAACATCACGCTGACGCATCTGCATGTCAGTAATTGCCGCGTTCGCCAGCTTCAGTTCTCTGACATTTTTGTCGCGCTGGGCTTTGTAGGTAATGGCGTTATCACGGTAATGATTCAGCCCCAGACTAAGCGCACCACAGGCCACCAGCAGGGCAATGATGACCACGCACAGTACGCGGTTCATTTCACCACCAGCGTATCTGACCGATGAAATAACCGGAGGCCATAATCACAAACACCAGCCAGATAAGAATGAACTTCCAGGTGGATAATTTTTCAGCCATCACTCGAATCTCCCGAATCAGTTTGCTAAAATCAAACACACTTTCTCCTTTGACTTTTCCGGAGTCAGGAAACACAAAACCCCGCTTGGTGCCAACAAACGGGGTTTTTACTTTTATTCACTTACGTTTCGCCACTTCGCAGGATTTCATGTTATCCGCCCGCGTGGCCATGCCTTATTTTTCAGCAAAATATTCTGCTTATCTGTCGATACCCCAGCACGCCAGCGCGCTCTCCTGGTCACGACGGGATACCTGACCGTAGCAGTTGTTTGAACGAATACGGCAGTCTCTGCCACCGTCCTTAATCCACCAGCGAATCGCCTCACACGCTCCCCTGCGATCACCTGCATTAATTCGTTTATAAAACGTCGACGGGAAACACTTACCGGGACCAATGTTGTACGGACAGAATGACGCGATCCCCGCTTTCTGGGGTTCGCTCAATGGCACTTTGATGTTTTTCTCCACCCATGCCAGCGCCTTATCACGCTCAATGGCGTTGACCTGGTCGCATTTTTCCTTCGACAGTTTCATACCGGGAAAAACGGGTTTTCCATCCACCATCGTGGCCCCCCGACAGATGGTCCAGATGCCGGAACCATCGCGGTATGCCGTTGTGTGGTTACCCTCTTTTTCGTCCAGAAACTGGTCAAGTATCTGAGGAGCAGACGCGCCTGCAGCAATCAGCGCCAGAACAGCAGCTGACAGGCCGTATTTGATTTTTGCGCTCATGGATATTTATCAGGATGCTACCAATGAAAGATACTGGAAAGCCAACTGCAAAAAGCTAACAACCCGTAATCGAGTTATCAGAACTGTTAATTTTTATGGTATACCGCGCCTCTGAACAGGGGCGCGTTTCTGGCAACAGCTCGTCCCCTTCACATAACCCGGCAGCAACATCCAGGAAGACCTGTCTGATGCTCCTTCTGGCTGCTGCCTCATAAAACTCCAGCGCGGCACCTTCAACACGGTCCAGCGAGATGTCCAGGTCAAAAATTTCACCGTCAAAGCGTTTTTTGTCCCGTAACGCTAAAGTTACCGTAACTTTATTCTCAAAATTGCGGATCCCTTTCACAATCAGTTTATAGTTTTGAGTCATTGAATTACTCTCCCCGTGCAGCCTTACGACGGTCCTCTCTGATTTTGAAATACAGGTTAGTCAGATATGTCAGCAGCCCAAACAGCAGACTCCCCAGCACGCCTATTGCCGCCCACTGAGACGGGGAAACCCTGTCCAGCAACTGCAGGAACCAGTAGCCCGTTCCCACCGCTGACGTGGTGTATGACACACCTGTTGTGATTTTTTCCATCTGGTACATACCCCGTCTCCCGTTATCCGGAAGCTGACAACAATAAAAAAGCCACCAGTTAAGTACTGATGGCTCTGATAACTCATGCAGGCGTCTCAGACGACCCACTGACACTACCGGTGAGTTTAACGATACCTTCCATTTGACTGGCTCACTTTTTATGATGATGCCGGTGCATTTATCTCCAGCACCAGACTTTCTATCTCAACGCCATACGTTGCATTTTTGGTAATATCCGTCAGCGTCAGTGCATTTAGTCCCACTGTCAGACTGTCTTTTATGACCTGGAATGCCGGGCCAGCCACTCCATTCAGTTTCGGAGTAACCGTGGCACTGCCGGCGGTGAACACCAGCTCCAGCGTCTGCCAGTCGTTACTGTAATTCCCGAACTCGCCCAACTTTGTGTTTCCGGCTTTCTTGTGATGCATCAGATTCAGTTTGCCGTCTGTGGTCTGGGTGAAGAACGACATCAGGAACGGGTTACCAGTCCCGGTCATCGCCACGACGTCAGGTAACGCTACATCGGTATACAGATAAATTCCCAGACCGAACTGGTTGTTGGTCAGTGCGCCTGACAGTCGAAACTTACAGCTCAGTCTGCCACCCCGTGTCAGCAGGGAGACTGCGTCATCCACCGGGCGCGTCAGGGACCAGGCTTTATTGCTCTGCTTGGTGATCTTAAATACACCATCTGACAACTGAATTCCGCCATTCTTAATGCTCCAGCCCTGCGCAGCAGCCTCTCCGGCTGTCGGCAGCAGGGAGATTGTGCGAACGGACGTATCTGCAGACGGACCCGATGGCGTGTCGCCGCCGGGCGAGGGTTTGATTTCCGGTGCCTTACCACTGATGAAGGCTGAGGTGCGCCCGGCTGCGTTCAGAATAGCGGTTGCCATACGATCGGGAATAATGCCACGACGCGCCCATGAGCTGAAATGCGTCGGGCGATTTGATGATACCCAGTTTTTGTTCGTTCGGGATGCCGAACCGTAATAACCAGACCCGACAATATCAGGATCTTCTGACGGGTTGTTTGTCGGTGTATTAACTCCGCTACCATCGGTCATAAAGGGAACAAAATAAATCTGCTGGGATTCTTTACCTTTATATGCACCATATACCACTTCATATTGCGTACCGTGTTCTTGTTTCCACGCGTATGTCGTGTCGCCACAAATCCAGGGGACTGATGCCGGACTTCCACCGTGACACTGCGCCGCCAGCCCGGCAAGGTCAGCACGGAACTGCTGTACCATTGCAAGAAATGCTGCTGGCTGCTGGGCGTAACTGGCATTCGTCATATCGAATTCCCCCTGCATCCAGCATATCGCCAGCAAAACGTTTTTCGGGTTTTTCTGCAATGCTGCCTTCGTGCGGAAAAGCAGATCCTGATATAACGGCTTACCCACTCCCCAGCGAGCCGAATCCTGACTGGCCCCCGTGGACTCGCTGAATGTCCCCTCCGTGCCCTGGGTGAATGCCGAACCACCACGACAGCATGGTACCAGCAGGATCCCCGCGTTATTAGGGATATACGGAAGCAGTTTTTTGGCAATATGTAAGCCCTGTCCGACACAGCCGTACTGCCCTTTGCTCAGGTCAGCCCGGGGATGGTTAATCGTACTCATATCCTGAACATCATGCAGACAATGGTCAGCAGGAATGATGTCGTTAAATACGCATACTTCACCACCGGGAGTCACTGTGTTACGACGGGCCAGTTGCTTAATGCGCGGATGGGGCGCATCGTATGAATCCGGAAGCGGAAGCCCTTCACCGTAAGCCATGGCATTGGACTGCCCGGCCAGTACGATGACGTAGTACCACTCCGGCTCAGTTGCACCACTGACGACCACATCACCTTCTGCTGCAATCGCCTGCATCAGGGTATAAGGGGTTATGGCCACCGGACTACCAAACGGCTGCCAGCCCTCTTTCAGTTTATGTGTCAGCTTTTCCGCAAGATCTGACGGCGACGCCGCCCTGACAACATCATAGTGTTTAAATGCCATGGTTCTTTCCACCATCTGAAAAATGATTCTTTAAAATACCTGACATGTAATACAGAAAAAACACAAAACCATACCTTAATTAAAAACCTCATCATCAAGCAGATATGCATGGATAAACTACAAGACGAGATATAAACCACCCTGCATTTAAATAAACAATAAACAACATCAGAAAAATAATTCTGCTCTATGGTTTACAATCAAAAATATCATTTATACTTTTCAGAACATCACCAGCAAGGCATAAACAAGGAAACTAAATGAAGTGGATTGTGATTGATACAGTTATCCAGCCATCATGCGGAATATCTTTTTCAGTCATATGGAGTAAAATAAAATTAATAATCTGGTATCAATCGGATGCTTTCTTACCTCCTGAAAGTATATTTACACTGACTCACACAGGCATCATGCTCAATAACAAAGTGCTGCCTGTAACCATTTACAACGTAGTACCATTCAATAAAACATTCTGGAATTTAATCAAAAACAGCCAGGAATGCCCTACAAATACAGATAACGTATTGAATGAATGCTTTAATAACCGTTGCACTCTGCAAATATGTCCTTATGGGCTAAAACAACAAAGTCCATAAGGAGTTTACTCACATCTGACAAAATCAATATAAACAGCCCCTCCGGAGAGGGGCTGGAGAGTGGCGCTATGTGCCATTGCATGGTGCCGGGTGCCTCCCGGTGAATTCAGTACCAGCACCTGAATCCGCGATTATCCCATATACCTACTCGCTGATTGCCCCTCCGCACAGGGGGATTCACCATGCCAGTTTCTTTTAACAAACTCCCCGCAAACCAGACAACAGTCAACCGCCTGAATTGTGAAGTATTTAAAAATTTCTCCCGCTAACTGATACCCGGCTAACAGTCTGGCGTTTTCTTTTTCAGCAACGGGAAAGCAGCAACCACCACCCCCGCCACCAGCACACCGTCAGCCAGCACTGACATTATCCGGCTGCTGCAATGCCATTCACAAAAACAGTAAGCAATCACTTTTTACCGTAACCGGTGATAATCCAGATATGTATCTACCCCAGATGAGTAATCCGAAGTTCATCCATACCACAGGTCCTGGCTATTCTGTTGTACTCCTGAACAAGAGCAAATAATTCTGAATTAGCCACCATGAACTCATCGCAAACCCTCTGTATAGCATCACTATTCAGAATAATAACGTCTCTTCCCGAAAGACGATCAGGAGTACAGAACAAAACTGTCAAACGGCTGAAGGCCTTTGCTCGTTCTGCATTGACTATATCAATACGCTGCCTAAGGATGAAACACCCCGACGCCTCATCAATATTCACTCTACCCACACCATATGAATGATAAATATTTAATGCTGAAAAAACCATTAGACCGTATAACAAACACTCAATCAACACTTAACAGAACTTTTATTTTTGACAAACATATAATATTTTCAACAATATCCTGAGCCAGGTATATTTCAGTATAAGGCTCTGCCGAAAGGAATCTGGAAGAATGAATATGGCGCGCTGTACTGGATTCGAACCAGTGACCGATTGCTTAGAAGGCAATTGCTCTGTCCGGCTGAGCTAACAACGCTGAATACCGATAATGGACCGTCATCGGGGACCCGCCCCCGCACCAACAACCCTGTTATCGTGTCGTCTGCTCTTCCTGATAAGCTAATGGCGGTTTGTGATGGTGGCCCTTGCTGGATTTGAACCAGCGACCTGGCGATTATGAGTCGCTCGCTCTCACCACTGAGCTAAAGGGCCGGAAGCAGAATAATAATGGTGCGTAATTAATTCTGCAATCTCATCCGTTTCAAACGATTAAATCCTGAACTTCCCTGACTGTCTGCTCAAAACGTCCGGTCTCCAGTTCAACGCCAATCGCACGACGCCCGAGCGCCAGTGCAGCTTTTACCGTTGAACCTGAGCCCATAAAAAAATCTGCAACCAGGTCACCCGGACGACTGCTTGCGCTGATTATCTGCTGCAGCATTTCTGCCGGTTTTTCGCACGGATGTTTCCCGGGATAGAACTGCACCGGTTTATGTGTCCACACATCCGTGTACGGCACCTGCGCCGTCACACCAAAATACCGCCGCAGATGCTTATATTCACTCTGCAGCTCCACATACTGCCGGTTCAGTGACGTATACGTATCCACCAGCTGGTGGTGGGGCTTTTCCAGTTCACCGCGCTGATGTTTCTCTTCTGCCACCCGGGCAAACAGCGACTGTAATTTCAGATAATCGCTTTCGTTCGGTAGCTGCCACTGACTGGCACTGAACCAGTGCGACACCATGTTTTTCTTTCCTGTGGCATCTGCAATCTGTTTTGCCGTTATCCCCAGGGCCGCGCGCGCATCACGAAAGTAAGAAATCAGCGGGGCCATCACATGCTGTTTCAGTGCACTGCCCTTCGCCGCATACCCGGCATCTTTCGGACGATACGGCCCCTGATAATGTTCCGCGAACAGAATGCGCTCTGTGGCGGGGAAATACGCCCGCAGGCTTTCCTTGTTGCATCCGTTCCAGCGTCCGGACGGCTTCGCCCAGATAATATGGTTCAGCACACTGAAGCGTTCACGCATCATGATTTCGATATCAGATGCCAGGCGATGACCACAGAACAGGTAAAGACTTCCGACAGGTTTCAGCCCCCGCCAGAACTGCGCCAGACACTGGTCCAGCCACTTCAGGTAATCATCGTCGCCCTTCCACTGGTTATCCCAGCCCTCAGGCTTCACTTTAAAGTACGGCGGGTCCGTGACTATCAGGTCAACAGAATTTTCGGGTAACGACCGGATAAATTCCAGGCAGTCGGCGTTGATTAACTCACAACTGGATATTTTTACAGTATTAAGCATGGATCATTAAGCCTGTCTCTGATAGGCTCATTCTGCTTTTGCGCAAAGCAGTGGGCCTGAGGTTTGCTTGTGAACCCAACGCATGAGCAGATGGCTGGTGGGTGCCCCTAACCCCCACCAGCCGCCCATTTACCACAAATAAAAAAGCCTTCACTGCGGAAGGCGTCTGTAACAACCGAACTGATAGTCTGCCAGACCCGCCATAACCAGCTGGGTCAGTATTAACTGGCAGCGTTCGCGTGAAAGGTAAGTATTCTGCGCTATCTCCCCGACTGTCGCCGGTTCGGTAACGCTTAATTCATTAAACACCACTCTGGCGGTTTCTGTCATATCCTGCTGTTTTAGCATGTCTTTTTCCCTTTTCCGGTTAACGTGACACACCAATAACTCTTGTCGAAAAAGCCAGCAAGCTGAAAGACAGGTATTCACCGCCACCAGCGCGTTTACTGTACTGACGCGATTTCAGTCATAAAAAACCCGCCAGGCGGCGGGGTGTAAAAAATCTTCTAACGTCAGGCATAAAACGCCCATCGTTAGAGCAAATTTACCACAGATTCGGGAAAAATCAACAACACTATCGCGTTACCCTCTTTAACTGCCGCTCCGCCCATGCCTCTTCAATGTCAAACCGAACCACCAACGTATCGTAAAAGCGTTTCACTGATTTTTTCCACGTATCAAGCGTGATAGCACTCGTCACTTTGCATATGGCATTAAATGCCTCCGTTGATGGCAGCCTTTCACAGCCACGACCACCACAACGCTGGCAATCTCTGATAACAGGCATACCACGTTTTACCGACTCTTCACGATGAATGGCGACACCACGCCCACGGCAATCCTTACAGGCGGTGGAAACCTCACCCTTTCCGCCACACTCCGGACAGGCAACTTTTACCACCTCCCTGACTTTTTTCCATTCTTCCCAGTAAGACGGATACACGCCTTTTGTGCACTTTGCCCACACTGGTGGCTTACCATCCGGATACTGGATCTTGTTTGTAAAAACCTCGCTTTCAATAAATTTTTTTCCGTGACAGCAGGGGCACTGTTTTTTGCTCGCCGCGCTACGGGCATAATCTTCAAACGCATACGAAGCCATAATGCGCATCACTACCGGTTTTATTTCTGCCGGAAGTTTTCTCAACGCCGCCACACGATCGCACCGACTGAGTGCATAATCTGCCAGTAATTCTGTTGCCCGCGCCCTGTCATTCATACTGATGCCCATTTTCCCTAGGAACGCAGAAAACCCCATCTCAGCCCGATTCTGTGTCATGCCCTGCGCGGCCATCACATCAGTGATACTCAGCGCATCTTTTGACGTTGAGGCCGATACATCGGTCAGGCCAGGGGATTTTGGGGAGTAGTATTTCGGTAAATCTTCCAGTTTCATTTTTTGACCTGCTCTTCATGCATTATGGGGTAAATCTTCACCCCCATACGTCCACCAGATACTGGCTGACCACGAACGATATTGATTTCATCAAACTGCTCATCGTCCATTAACACTCCCGCATGCGTCAGCGCATCCAGCGGTGCTTTCAGGATATTGTCCAGGTCGCGACGACGCTTATCCGGTGGCTCTGCAATCACCTTTATCGCCAGCCTTCCGGACAGGCTTAATTTCAGCCGCTGCTGGCAAACAATAAGCGCCACAGCCCGGCGATAACGCTTTCCCTCCTCCGAGATAAAATATGTGCTGCCACGGCGTCGCCAGTAAGTGTTCACCGTCGGCGGGTAAGGTAAAACCAAATCTATGAGCATCAGTCACCTCTTTTACCCAAGCACGCCAGTTGCAAAGGCGTGATCAAGGAAACGAAAAATTAAATCAACCTGAGAACCATGCTTTTCTTCGAACGCCAGAGGATCCGCATGAAGCTCGTTGTGATGCTCCCGACACAGCGGTAGCGTGAAAATATCGTGAGATTTTGTCCCTATTCCGCCCTGACCATGACCAATCAGGTGATGGGGATCGTCGGCTGGCTTACCACAACACGCACACGGCTGTGTCTTCACCCAGCGTGTGTATTTCTCGTTAACCCAGCGGCGACGTTTAGGTCGTTTCATGAAAGATTCCGGAGACTCAGGATCAACGGCAATGCTGACCACCGTCTCTTCCTGTGGCGGGGTTTGCTGGTGGGGGGGAGGGAGCGGCGCAAGATTTTTTTTGCGCTGCTTCAGTATGCTGGTGGCGGTCTGCTCTCCCGGTACGATGTCGCTTTCACGGTACATTGAGCGGATTTTTTCCGCACGCAACCCCAGCGAACGACGTAATACCGCTTCCGGTAGCGCGTCCGCCACCTGATTGCGGACCGCCCACCAGGATAATTCAGCCAGCGATAATTCCCGTTCCTGCGAGCCATTCATTGCATGGCGTATGACGTCAATCATCCATGCAGACAGGTTTTGGTGAGCAAGTTGCCCGAGTGATTCGGAGGTCTGGTCGCGCAGCTGGTTGTCGCAGTGCCAGCACAACACCATTGCGCCGGTACCATAACGGTGAATGACGGTTTCACTGTGGTGATAATCGCCGTGTGGCCACTGGCAGGATTTAACATGGCGCAGTAACCAGTCAGACAATGCGCCAGCGCCACCAGCAGCACGAATCACTCGTTCGTCGCTGAAAAATGGCAGTAATGATTTATCCTCCGCCAGCGGCTGGCGAACGGCAGGAACGACCCCGGACGGCAGATTACGCATGCTTTTCGGTTCCGGCTCCACCAGTACCCGGGTATTGTGGAATACCGGCATGGATTCACGGCCCGGCTTAACGATCACCAGCCCGAGTTCCGGTACCAGAACAGGTCGAAGTAATACCCGCACGTTACCTCCAGATGCGTTGCTGGAATGTGCGGGACAGACGCGGTGGGCGTTCGGAGTAAGGAAGCCTGACGGAGATTATCCAGTGACGGTAGTCGAGGCTAAGGGCTTTTTTAACCTCGCATCCGCGCCTGCGGTAACACTGAATGAGCCATTCGGCCTGTTCTTCAGTGCATGGGGGATGCTGGTACCAGTCTGACTTAAATGCGTGAGAATACCGCTCGTGCGTGTGGGCAAGAACGGTCGAATTATCATGTTTGTAATATTTTGCGTTGCGTGCCATCGGTTTTCTCCGGTGGCACGGTGTTACTCAGCGGGAGTTCAGCCCCGCGCAAGATTGTAGATGAGTTTATTCTTCTGAAAAAGCAGAAAAGCCAGCTTTTATTCCGATCTCTTTCAATACCTGTAATGAAGTGACAAACTCACCGTCGCGCAAGATAAATCCGTCCGTCACTCGGGCATCCACAAAATTAATTAACGCAGCCCCATTTTTTTGCAAACACACAATGCGGTAATGACTAACAATATTTCCATTTTCAACGCACACAGCATAGAGGCCATCTTCACAAAAAATTTTACGCAGTTCTTCGATGTTCATCATCAGAATCCTTCCGGATAATTAGCTCTCCCCTTTAAGGGACCATCCCTCTTATCCCTGCGCGCTACTTAAGTATTTTTGATTCTATTCCGGCACCGTCCAGAACTTCAAATGCGTTGAAAATAAAAACAAAACCCCGCCGAAGCGGGTTAAGTGCGGGTGCGTTGAGAATGCCTGCCACATCAGAGGTGGCGAGGGATTTCTCCCTCGCCGGGTCTCTTACTCCTCAGGTTCGTAAGCTGTGAAGACAGCGACCTCCGTCTGGCCGGTTCGGATTCGTACCTCGCAGAGGTCTTTCCTCGTTACCAGTGCCGTCACTATGACGGTTAAACAGATGACGATCAGGGCGATTAACATCGCCTTTTGCTGCTTCATAGCCTGCTTCTCCTTGACCTTTCGGTCCGTAAGAGGCTAATCTCTATGTGTCGCATAGATATGGCCTCAGATTAATGTTAAGCGTCTTGCAGGACGCGTAATGTTAACTGGGGCTTTTCTCTATCTGCCTTTTGGTGTTCATGCCTGAGACAGATAGCCTCAAGCACCCGCAGTTATTCTACTTAACTAAGATTTCCCCGCAAACCGTTTTTGTCCGGCACAGTAAATATCCAACTAAACCAATGGCGTTCGCTGTATTTACCGCCAGTATTCAATGCACATGACCGCCATGAACACCCCTAAAAAAAGGGCATTTATATGTCCAAACATTAATATCAAAACATCAATTTTTTCCATATACCTTGCTGTGAAGATGATGGGCATACATGATGCGAACAACCAGAACGCAACAAACAAAAACTGCAATGCGTTTTTCATTATTCCCCCTACAATCAATGTGCAATAACATTTAAACACACCTCAATTTGGCCGAACATATAAATATCTAAACCAGAAAAAATCACTTACATAGCGTTACAAACTCTTTAGTCTAAATATTCATCGTAAAACATCCTCCACGCTTATCAGTCCATTTCGTTTCAGGTAATCCATCGCCTTCTCCGGTAATTTGCAGTCCGGCTGAGCTTTTTTCAGTTGACTGACCAGTCGTTTAACCCACATTGTTAATTCGCTAACCTGATTGCCGGATGCTGGTGGATTGTCGGCTTTACCCAGAATGGCAGCGCAGCAGGCCTCTCTGAGCACCCAGTCAACAGCATCCTTCCATGCTCCTGTTTCGACTGGCGGATTCTCACGCTTTACCTGTTCATAAAAGCGCACGGCTTTAACCAGTCCTTCTGATGTCACCGGGACTGGCGGGCCGATGAATAAGGCCTGAATTTCATAGTTCGGCCTGTCGTTACAATCCTCTTTTGTCGGTACATATTTCCAGTCACCAGCCCACGGCTTCCCCTGAAAGTCTGTAACGTCTTTTTTCACGTAGCGATATCGCCATGCAACTGGTTTTGCCTGCCCTGCCGTTTCATGCCCTTCCTGATAATTAATCTCGCTCATTCATCGCCCCACTCATCACAATATGCTTCGACCGGAGTTTTTCCTGCTTCATAATCATCACGCCATGCTTCAGCATCAGCAGCACTGCCACCACGTAACTCTGCATAGTCCATTAACAGTTCATGCCATGCTTCAAAACTGACGTTGTATTTAGTTGAACCAAAATCAGCCATTTTGCTCTTCCTCTTCGTCTTTTATTTCGTGATATGAGTAATTGCAGTAGTTAAAGAAAATATCTTTTGCTTCGTCATGTATTTCATCAGGCGTCGCATCATCATCCACTTCGAATTCATCCTCGAAATCTCCACCGGCTATTCCCGTTTCAATAATTATTTTAAACTTTCGCATTTAACTACCGCCCTTTCGGGCGGCCTCCTGATGTTCTGAGGGTGCAGAAATCCCTCCGGTTAAGGATTAAATTTTTAACAGAGCTAAATTTAATTATTCAGTTCTGGATTTTGTCGCCCTGCGTATCCGCGCTTTCGCGTTACGCTCAATCTGAATTAGCTTTTCTATATTTTTTCGCCTTTCCCGCTCCTCCTGGCGCAAGTGCCTTACATCATCTGCCAGTCTGGTTTCTCTTTTCGCCACAGAGAGCATCCAGTCAAATGGCTCCACAACTGCACCGCAGATTTTACAGCGGACCTGACGCTCTTTTTCGTCAACCCGGACAGAGGCGTGATGACAATATGGTCTTTCCGATGGCTCATAAAGAAAATTAACCTGATTACGAGGGTCATCCTCTTTTACCGGAAATAAAACGATATTGCTTAACTCATCCTCTGGGTTTTATTTCCATGCTCCTCTCCTTTGATGCGAATGCCAGAGACGCGTAATGCGTGTTCTAGGTCAATCAGGTAAAGCCAACTGCCATTTTCTTTAGGTATCATGACATGTCGCTCATCTGCATTTATCGGGTGTCCATATCGAAGGTCGTAGCGAGTCGGTAATTGAACTTCCCGCGCTTCCAGTTCAGCAATACGCTTGCTCCCATCAGAGATAACGCCTTCGTAATACTCACGCTGCTCTTTGAGTTGTGATTTTGCTTCTTCCAGTCCATCCAGCAAATCAGCGATAATATCCGCTTCCCGATGACGGATGTGACGCTTAAATGCAGCAAGAGCCGCATCACAATCCCGTTCAGCATTTGGGCTGTCCGGGATAGCCTGATACCACGCCAGCGTCGACTGATAGTTTTGTGCTGCCTCACGAAGCGCCTCATAGTTAACCTCTCTCATTGAGCCACCTCCTGATAAATCACTGCATGCCTCAGTTTCTCCGCCAGTGCCAGCTCTGCCTTAGCGCCCGCTGACCGCTGCCAGCCATTCAGCATGTAAATCGCATCCACACAACGAATCATTGCCATGCAAATATCCATGTAGTGCGGCTGTGTCAGCCCGTCCGGAAGTACTGCCGGGTTTAAGACGGTATGCCCTTCCCGTTTCAGTTCCTCTTCCGCCTTGTGAAACGCCTCACGGTTGAAATTTTCATATCCCGTCATTGGACCGGCAATATAAACTCTGACCCTCACTCCATCACCTCCTGAAAGTTTCCCCGATAGAACGCCAGCACACGCTGCATAACTTCGCTCTGGCGGCACTCACGACAAATTATGTTCTGCCGTCTGTTGTAACGACGTATTTCTCCGTCAGGTAACTTTCGAATCAGTGTCGGGTCAGCAGCCTTCTCCGGTGTCTTACGCCATACGCGATACGCCTGCTCTGATGGAAATACCCCGCAACCAGAGAGCCAGACATCACCACTGGCCGCAAGCGCACCAGATAAACGACGAATAGCGGTCTTACTGACACCCGTTTTATCTGCCAGTTGTCGAAAAGTTTCTCGTCCGCTCAGGCGCACGAATTCCACAATGCGCGCCTTCACTTCTTCCCGCTCTTCTGGTGTAAATACTTTTGCCATAAGCGCCTCCGGCAATCACTTTTCCGATACAACACGGCGGGAAGAATCAGTAATCTGTCGAACAATATCCCGGTGCTTGTTCAGCTCCCGCAGCGCGGCGCAGACTCGCTCCCACTTCTGAACATCACTTTTCGCCCTGCGCAGCGCCAGGTTTGCCCTGCGAAGGGACGGAAAAATCAGCTCATCTGCTTGCGTTTCGGTAAACGATGGCAACGGCTGCACAATGTCCGCCACAGTTTCTGTTTTAATTTCTTCCTGTGTTGCGGCTTCCCGGACTGGTAACGCAGCACCTGCTGGCTGAGGAAAGGCCTTACCATCACTTTCCGTTACCAGCGCGGCTTTCGGCTCTGCTGGTAAATTATCGCCCGGCATGCAGTAACGAAATTTACCGTTCTGATTAACGCGTGCCAGCCGCCCCGTTGCGGTTACCACCGCCAGCGTGGAGGCAACCTTGCGAGTACTGACGCCGAACTTCCCCGCCAGTTCCTCACACGTTTTAGCACCATCCTGACCGATAAACTCAATCATCATGTCTGCGGTAACTTTTTGTTCGACCTCTCCGGTCAGCATATCCTGTGCTTCAGATTTTACTGGCCGCTCTTCGGTTACCCGGGATTCACCTTCGCCAGCCAGAAACCAGGTGTGACCAGTTTTATCAACGACGTCATTTCTTTTGAGTTCCCACAGCTCGTTGAGAACCTCTTCACGACTGATATCAAGTCGCGCGGCCAGTTCTACCGATGTGGCTTTTCCCATTGCTTTCAGTGCGTCAAATACGGTTTCCATTAAAATTTCCTCCGACAAAATCGTTTCTCAGATTCAAATAAAACCAGCTGCCTTCCGGCGTTCGTATTCCTGTTTCAGCCGTTCAATTGGCGTTGGCCCTTGCGGGTGTTTCGCCCCTTCCAGTTGTCGTCGCACTGGCGGAACACTCATCCCGTTACCAACATGCTTTGCCCATTTCGTCAGTTGCCGTTCCGCAAGTCGTTTTAACTCACCCTGCGTCATCTGGCGCTCAATCCCTCTGGTACGCATTTCGAGGCAGATGTGGTACAGCACAGGCTGAGGCCACGGATATTTGTCGCTTCCGTCATATCGCCAGGACTCATCACGCCAGCGGCGGTACTCCTCCATCACAGCATCCACCGTCAGGCCAAATGGATTGGCCCCGCTTTCTGAAATCAGCGCCACAAACTCAGCCAGGTCCGGAGGCCATGTTTCACCCGCCCGGCAGCGGTCCATGCACTGGCGGCAGACCTGTCGGATTTGCTGCTCAGTCATCGCGCCAATCTGTGCAATCCAGAGCTTCGAAGGTGCGGCCCCGTTCTTCTGGGTCCAGCGGTTCGAATAAACCTCCCCCATGAGTTCCCACAGCTTCCAGACCGTTTCCGTCGCTGATAAATCCGTTTTCACGTTCCCACTGCTCACGTGCTGCCCGAATTTCCTGAACTGCCCGTGATGCGGTGCCACCTGGTGCTGCTGCATGGTTTACCCCCTTGCTGACTGGTTTAACCTGCGCCCTGACGTGATTTACGTGACGGGCGAATTTCTGCTCCCACTGAATCTGCGTAAACACTTTCCCCTCCGCTGCCCAGTAGTCCCGGAAGGCGGCAAGTTCAGCAGGTGTAAATTCTGTCTCCGGCAAAGCCATCCCCCACAACGCAGCCCGTCGTCGAAAATCCCGTGACGGATACCAGCTATCGGTCATCGGTAATTTTCCGATGGGTTCGCTCAGGCCATCCAGGAATACAAGGGGTGCTGCCTGTAACGACAAAACTTCCTGCTCACTGGTCGGAGCACTCTCGCGTGCGTTATGTGTGGGGTTTAGATCTTTGGGTTCCTTTGGGTTCCGTGATCCGTTTTTGGGTGTCTTTGATGGAAAATTTGGGTGTCTTTGGTTATTTTCCATGCAGCTAAGAGTTCCGTTTTTGGGTCTGTTTTGTGCTGAAACATAACCATTTTCGGTACTGTTTTTATTAACAGCACCAATTTTACCCACCTTTAAAGACTCCCGTTTTTGGGTGTATTCAGGCTCGGCAACACTTTCTTCTACACCGATAAGTCGGTACACCACAATTTGCTTTGTTCTGCCTTTTCTCTCACCGGTATCAACAATTAACCCAATCTCCATCAGGTGTCGTAAGCTGTCCTGCACAGTCTTTTTGTTTAGTTCCGTTACTTCTGCCAGTGCAGATACAGACGGGTATGCACACAAATCGGCACCGCACATATCAGCAAGCCAGGTCAATACAGACTTACTGGATGAACTGCCGGTTTTCACCTTTTTAGCCCATCGTAGTGCATCGATACTCATACAAACCCCTGGCAGACATTTGTTTATCTGCAAAGTAATATTGATATTGCTGACGATACGCATGCTTGAAAGCAATAGCTTTTTCTATAAGCTCGTCAGTCTCACGTTCCACAACAGCTGGATCCGCAAAAAGCAGCCCGGACTCCACCACATCGCCATATTCTTTGTTTAATCCGGCGATCATGTACGTAATGCTTTTTCCATCACTGATCTCACGATACAACCTGAAATCACTAATTCGGATAGCCTCCATAATTGCCGGAATCAGCGCCGTGAATTTTTTCCGCTTATCCCTGGTGTCGATAGCTTTCCAGCGTTCGAATATCTTCACCCGGTTAACGCCCAGCGCCCGTTGATCAACCTCGCCATCATTAAACGTGACGCGTTGAACATCGATGTTCGGGCGTTCTTTCAGAGCCCAGAATGCTTCCGTGATTAATATCGTCGCTTGCTCCTGTGTCATTCCTGGTCGACATACCCAGGCATCCAGAGCCTCACAAACCTGTTCAGGGGTGATTTTCATTGTTCAACCGCCCCGCCCGCTTTGCCTTACGATATTCGTCATAAACTTTGGGGTCGTACTGAAGTTCCCCGCCGGATGCCTCTTGCAGGCGCATCGCGCGACCTTCAGGAACCAGTTCCCCCCATTGAGAAACAGCAGATGGATCAACACCAGCAGCTTTCGCTACTTTGGCTTTCGTCCCATAAAAATTAATTACGTCTGATTTAAACATCACCCCTCCAAAGTTGAGTTTTCTCAATAGTAATCATTCAAGGAATCTCAAGTCAAGGGTTATTAAGATATCTAAATATGAACGAGAAAACTTTAGGTCAACGAATTAGAGAAAGACGCAAACAGGTTGGTTTAAGTCAAAACGATTTAAGCAAAGCCGCTGGCGTATCTGGCTCATCAATTTCACTATGGGAAAGCGACCATACAGCCCCGCGCGGGCAAAATTTGCATCGCCTGGCTGAGGTATTGCAATGTTCACCAACTTGGATACTGTTTGGTGACGAGGATAAAACACCAGATCCACCAGTAGCACTCAACAGCGCCTTAGACTTATCGGAAGATGAGTTGGAGATGTTGCGATTGTATCGCGCACTTCCAAAATCAGAGCAGCAAGCACAAATCAGCGAACTCCGTGCCCGCGTTGAGAATTTTAATCGCCTATTCACCGAGCTACTAGAAGCTCGCAAACGTAACAAACATCAGTAACCCCCTTCACAAATTTTAAAGCCTTACATTTCAATGTATTGGCTTTATTTTGCATTAAATATTGAGTTTTCTCATTAAAAATGCTTGACCAACATTCATGATAAAACTAAATTACCACCCATCAAGACACCGCACGGTGTTCTCAGCAAACAGTTCCGCTACCCGGCGTTAAGGGGTAATGAGGTCAGCATGGATACTATCGATCTTGGCAACAGCGAATCTCTGGTATGTGGTGTGTTCCCCAACCAGGACGGCACATTCACCGCCATGACGTATACCAAAAGCAAAACGTTTAAAACCGAAGCTGGCGCGCGTCGCTGGTTAGCAAGAAACTCCGACTGATGAGGTTGACGATGGAATTTAAAGATTTACCAGTACCATTCCAGGAAATGGCATCGAATGTGGTTCGCTCTCAACTGGCGACTCTTGACCTGAGTACCGTAGAAAAAGAAACCATCGACAATATATCCGGTAACGTACGCCGAGCCTTTATCGGGCTGTACGAAGAGAAGCAGCTCTCTGATAACCAGGATTTACATGAAAAATACTTTCTGGAATTAATGGACATCATTAATAAAGGATTTGGCTTGTTAATGAAAAAGAAAGGGATTCGAATAGCTCCCCTTGAAAATCATTTTACAGCAAGCAGTATTAATTCCTGTGATTTAAAGCATCACACATCCGATGGGAAAGTTGAATCAAACAACAAAATATCGATTAATCATTAATTTATTCACAGGTGAGGTAGAGTGCGTGCGCCGGACACGGATAAGAATCCGGCACTGACAGTTTACTGAAAAGGATATATCCCTGAAAAGTCAGGGCATAACACGAAAGCGCCCGGAGAAGTTAGTCTCTCTGTATAGGTCGTCGTTAAATTTAATTCGATCGTGCGCTTCCGGTTGTGGCAATCCGCGAAATGGCGCGGCGGTAAGTATGGCGGGGGTATTTCTTCCCCCGCTGAGGACACCGGGTTGTCAGGTTGACCATACGCTTAAGTGACAACCCCGCTGCAACGCCCTCTGTTATCAATTTTCTGGTGACGTTTGGCGGTATCAGTTTTACTCCGTGACTGCTCTGCCGCCCTTTTTAAAGTGAATTTTGTGATGTGGTGAATGCGGCTGAGCGCACGCGGAACAGTTAAAACCAAAAACAGTGTTATGGGTGGATTCTCTGTATCCGGCGTTAATTGTTAACTGGTTAACGTCACCTGGAGGCACCAGGCACCGCATCACAAAATTCATTGTTGAGGACGCGATAATGGAAACGTTATTACCAAACGTTAATACGTCTGAAGGTTGTTTTGATATTGGTGTTCTGCTCAGTAACCGGGAGTTTACGGAAGATGCCATTAAGATGAGAAAATATGAACCTTATCTTCTCAATGATAATTCCATACTTTCCAGAATTGCCCTTCTTGAACTTGGTATTATCGGAGAACAGCAGTGACTTCAGCATTTGCACTGGTGATGACCGTTTTTCTTATAACGGGTGAGCCACAAAATGTGATTACCGGAATTTATGACAGTAAGTCATCCTGCATTCAGGTAAGGGACGAACAAAAAATCCCCGGTGAATGCCTCCCGTTAAAAAAAGTATCGCTGAACCTGAATAACGAAATCCCGGCTGGATACCCCGCCAGCCATATTAACGCCATACCAACGGATTAAAAATGCCAGCAATGGCAGGGATTCGTTCACCCTGAAATCTGTAATGAGGTTAAAACAAAATGAGTAAAGTCTTTATTTGCGCCGCCATTCCGGACGAACAGGCAATAAAGGAAGAAGGTGCCGTCGCTGTAGCCACTGCCATTGAAGCCGGTGATGAACGTCGCGCCCGCGCAAAATTTCACTGGCAATTCCTAGAACATTATCCGGCTGCTCAGGACTGCGCTTATAAATTTCTTGTCTGCGAGGATAAACCCGGTATACCCCCCCCTGCCCTCGATTCCTGGGATGCTGAATATATGCAGGAAAACCGCTGGGATGAGGAATCCGCTTCCTTTATTCCGGTCGAACCAGAATCCGATCCGATGAACGTCAATTTTGACAAGCTGTCCCTTGAAGTACAGAACGCGGTCCTGGTTAAGTTCGGTACATGTGAAAACATCACCGTTGATATGGCGATTGACGCGCAGGAATTACTGCAGGAAGACGTTGCTACCTTTGACGGGCATATCGTTGAAGCACTGATGAAAACGCCTGAAATTAACGCTATGTATCCGGAACGCAAACTGTTCGCTATCGGATGGGTTAAACACAAATGTAATCCGGGTGCCAAATGGCCCGAAATTCAGGCTGAATTACGTAACTGGAAAAAACGGCAGGACGCAGAGCGCAAAGAGACTGGAAAATACACGTCTGTTGTTGATCTCGCCAGCGCCAGAGTCAATCAACAGAACACTGAAAACTCAGCAGGAAAAATCAACCCAGTCACTGCCGCCATTTGTCGCGAATACAAGCAGACATGGAAAACGCTGGATGAAGAACTGGCCTACGCTCTCTGGCCTGGCGATATTGATACCGGAAACATTGACGGCAGCATCCATCGCTGGGCAAAAAATGAAGTTATCGACAAAGATCGCGAAGACTGGAAGCGCATTTCCGCATCAATGCGCAAACAACCCGATGCCGTTCGCTACGACCGTCAGACTATTTTTGGCCTTGTCCGTGAGCGTCCGATCGACATTCACAAAGATCCCGTAGCACTGAACAAATACATCACTGAATACCTGACTACCAAGGGCGTGTTTGAAGATGACGAAGGAACAAATCAGGGCACAGCTGGTACTCTCCCGTCACCAGTACCAGAAACTGATGCAGTGGAAACGGCAATGCCGGACAACGAAAAAACCGAATGCGAAGTGGAAGACGAACCATCTGTAGAGCGTGAGGGACCGTTCTACTTCCTTTTCACCGATAAGGACGGCGAAAAATACGGTCGCGCAAACAAACTTTCTGGTCTGGAAAAAGCACTGGCCCTGGGAGCTACGGAAATCACAAAAGAGGAATACTTCGCACGTAAAAACGGCACGTACTCAGGTTCACAACAAAATACTGGTGCATCTGACACGATCGCACAACCAGAGCCGGTAAAAGTTACCGCTGACGAAGTAAACAAAATTATGCAGGCAGCCAATATCAGCCAGCCTGACGCCAATAAGTTGCTTGCTGTATCACGTGGTGAATTTGTTGCAGGGATTAGCGACCCGAATGATCCGAAATGGGTGAAGGGGATTGAAACCCGCGATTCAGTGAATCAGAACCAGCAAGAAACGGAACAGAACGGCCAGAAAGCGGAACAAAACAGCCAGAAAGCGGAACAAAACAGCCCAAATGCGTTACAAAACGAGCCAGAAACGAAACAGCCTGAACCAGTGGCGCAACAGGAAGTGGAAAAAGTCTGCACCGCCTGCGGTCAGACCGGCGGCGGCAACTGCCCTGATTGTGGCGCGGTGATGGGCGACGCAACATACCAGGAAACATTCGATGAAGAGTATCAGGTTGAAGTTCAGGAAGATGATCCGGAGGAAATGGAAGGCGCTGAACATCCACACAAGGAGAACACTGACGGCAATCAGCATCACGATAGCGATAATGAAACTGGCGAGACGGCAGATCACTCAATTAAGGTGAACGGTCATCAAGAAATCACATCCACCAGCAGGACGTGTGACCATCTAATGATCGACCTTGAAACCATGGGAAAAAATCCTGATGCCCCGATCATCTCAATAGGTGCAATATTTTTCGATCCGCAAACCGGAGATATGGGACCGGAATTTAGTAAGACTATCGATCTGGAAACTGCTGGCGGGGTCATTGATCGGGACACCATTAAATGGTGGCTTAAGCAATCACGCGAAGCGCAATCTGCCATTATGACCGATGAAATCCCGTTAGATGATGCACTGTTACAATTGCGGGAATTTATCGACGAAAACTCCGGTGAATTTTTTGTTCAGGTCTGGGGAAATGGAGCCAACTTCGACAACACGATTTTGCGCCGTTCATACGAACGGCAGGGGATCCCCTGCCCGTGGCGTTACTACAACGATCGCGATGTACGCACAATCGTTGAGCTGGGGAAAGCCATAGACTTCGATGCCAGAACGGCTATTCCATTCGAAGGTGAGCGCCATAATGCACTTGATGACGCCCGTTACCAGGCAAAATACGTTTCAGTTATCTGGCAAAAACTGATCCCGAATCAGGCTGATTTTTAATGTTCAACCCCGGTCGTTGCCCACCAGCTATAGTGGCGGCGACCATGATTAGCGAACGACGCTCATGGCAAGACTTATTCTGCTCACTGAGTGGGCAAAAGAGGAATTCAGTGAACCGGTCCCAACTCCGAGTACGTTAAGTAAATACGCTAAAGCCGGAATGATATTTCCTCTCCCCAAAAAAGTTGGAAGACGCTGGCGAGTGGATCCGCAAGCTCGCTTTGTCGGAATGGTAAACAAGCCGGAGGTGATCGCCACAGATCACCCTGCTTTGAAGAGGATACTGGAAGATGGCGCGCCCGCGAAAATATAAAACCGATGTTCCGGGATTATCTCCGTATTTTGACAAAAGAAATAACAAAGTTTACTGGCGTTACAGGCATCCCATAACAGGCAAAAATCACGGTCTCGGCAGTATTGACCAGAAACTGGCAGAAACTATTGCAGCAGAAGCGAACAGCCGTCTTGCCCGGCAGCAAATGGAACAAATGCTCAGTCTGCAGGAGAAAATTATTAGTGATACCGGCGGTTCATCAACCGTTACCATTTTTCTGAATAATTACAGAAAAATTCAACAGGAAAGATATGAAAACGGCGAGATCAAACTCAACACGCTGAAACAGAAAGCGGCCCCTCTCAGGGTATTTGATGAACGTTTTGGCACCAGACCGTTAGATGCCATAACCGTAAAAGATGTGGTATCAGTACTGGAAGAGTACAAGGCCAGAGGACATAACAGAATGGGACAAATTTTCAGGAAAGTACTGATCGATGTTTTCCGGGAAGCTCAGCAAACGGGCGATGTCCCGCCAGGCTTTAACCCTGCAGAATCGGCAAAAAAACCGCAGGTGCGGATATCAAGACAGCGACTGACTTTTGATGAGTGGATGATGATTTATAACGCAGCGGAAAAGGATGGTTACTTTTTACAGCGCGGTATGCTGCTGGCACTGATGACAGGCCAGCGCCTTTCAGATATTTGCAAAATGCAATTTTCGGATATCCGGGATGGTTATCTTCATGTCGAACAGCAAAAAACAGGAACCCGGATTGCCATCCCTCTGGCTCTGCGTTGCGATAAATTAAATCTCACCCTGGATGATGTGGTGTCATCCTGCCGCGATTGCGTTCTTAGTCCGTGGCTATTGCACCACCATCACGCGAAAGGGACAGCTAAGCGCGGCGGGATGGTTAAGCCAGCAACATTAACCGTTGCATTTAAAAAAGCCCGGGATTCTGTGGATTACAACTGGCGTGCTAATGGCACCCCTCCCTCTTTCCATGAGCAGAGATCTTTATCAGAGCGATTGTTCAGAGAGCAGGGGGTTGATACCAAAATTTTGCTAGGCCATTCGAATCAAAAAATGACCGATATTTACAACGACGCACGCGGTAAGGAATGGAAAAAACTGGTCATTTGA